ATCAACGAGGACGCAAAACCACTATGAGACACAGAATGCACAAACAAACTTATCAGCTATTTTTTGGTCGTAATACACCAGAAGGATATGTCACAGATGATGCCTGGGAGGCTTTCAGAGACGTGATAGGTATAACTTTTGCAGGATATACCATACAAGATGTTGAAGGGGCTTGGAAAGGCGAACCAGAGGCAACTAAATTAGTTACTGTTACAACTAAATATCATGAGAAAGTTAATGATTTATGTCAAGCATATATCAATTCATTTAATCAAGATGCTGTAGCATTGACAGTTAGTGAGCCAATGCAATACGTTACTAAAGTATCGGAGGTATACTAATGAGATTATTATTAGGAACTACAGTTGAAGATGCAATTGATGAATTAAAGCAAGAGTATAAAGATATTGAAGAGTGGAGAGACATACGAGACCATGGATGTGTTTCAGGTGTATGTCATTCTCACATATATTATCATGATACTAAGACATTCTTTGACAATTATGAGGATGCTATAGTAGAATACGTTACGGATGCCATAGGAGATGATGGTGTTGTTGATTTATTTCAATGTAGTGGAAATGATATCACAACTTATAAAAACAATATAGTATGGACATTCATTGAAATGGTTTCACAATCAATTGTCGAGGATTATGAAGAGGAGTATTTACCATGAAAAGAGCTTATTTTTTAATGTCTTGTGATTTACAAGATGATGCTGAACTTGGAGAGATCGCACTTTCATTTGAGACTTTAGCTGAAATGGAGTGTGTTGATTATATATGGTATGATAAGGAAGATCCTGATCATGCTAACTGTTATATTGCAAACTAACCACCACTATTTATTATTATGTCACACCCAAACTTAGGACCAGAGTATTACACATTATCAAGACAAGATACTTGTAATGGAGAGTTTATACAACTAGGTATCTTTGAGAATTTAGCTGCTGTTGCTGCTAGATTACAAGTTATACATGCTAGTTGTGGAGATGAATTCCGTGTTGAATGTTTCCACTTACAAACACAAGCGTTATGCGAAAAGGATGTAGTTGATACATTAGAAACACGTAATAAGTATAAAGAAGAGAATAAAAAGAAGGACGAACTATATGAAGAGTATCTAAATAGAAATAAGCGTAGCGAAGAGAAAGCAATACAAGAGGATATTAAATTAGATAAGAGACATGCAGATTTAGATGCATTGGATGATGAATGGGAGTATCAAAGAGGATGAGAGATAAACTAATTAAAGCTTTATTATCTCATGCTCAAGGAGATATACAGAAACACTTAGCTAATGTAGAAGTTTACTTAACTAATCCAGCAGGTATTGGTGAACATTCCGATATCATGGAAGCAATTGAACATGAACTTAATCAAGTAGCTAAGTATCAAGATCAAGTAGACGTAATCCAAAGGTATTTAAAACATGAATGACAATTTGCTTATTGAGAATGCTATCTTAGCTTTCTTACATCATTATCCTAAACATAAATGGGTAGATGATTATAAAATATTATTAGATAAAGTACAGATGTTGAGATCACAATCAAATGAACAGCCAGAGAATACTACCGTGCAAAAACGGGGACGTCCAGCGAAAAGAGCGAGGACGAAAGCGACCACAAGCTCTAAGGTCAGCAAAGAAAAGAGCGAAG